ATACAACTACAAGAAACAAGTATGCAATGGAACTTGTGTCTGAGAAGATTCAGATGCAAAAGCAAAACATTGAAGAAAGCAAGAAGAACAATGAATATGAAATTGTAGGTAGAAAAGAAGAAATACAGACAAATCAGAAACAGGCCGAACAACTATCAAAAGACATTGAGTTGATTCAAAAACATATCGATGCGTTGAACAAAAAGATTGCTGACAAAGCGTCTATTGAAACAAAAAGTAAAAAGTTACTCCAACTAGAAGCCAAGATTGAAACTTCTATTAAGAAGGTTGAAAAAGACATTGCTTTTTACCACAACAACGATAACTGTCCGACCTGTAAACAGGTTCTTGATGCTGATTTTAAACAAGACCAAATCAACGAACATTCGGCAAAAGTGTTGTTACAGAAAGATGGTTTGTGCGAATTAAACAAAGAATATAGTAAGTTGCAAACCCGTTTAGATGATATTATGAAAATCTCTAAACACATTACGGAACATAACAACGAAATCGTTAAGCACAACTCAACCATTTCGGCCATTAATAAGTATACAAAGAAACTTAATGCTGAGATTGAAGTTCTTTCCAAACAGAAAGATACCTTAACTGAAGATAACCAAAAGTTGAAAGACTTGAAAACAGAATTGTCTGGATTGGTGAAAGACCAAGAAGCACTTTCTGTTGATAAACATTATCATGAATACGCAGCATCATTGTTGAAAGACAATGGTATCAAGACAAAGATTATCAAGCAGTATCTGCCTATCATCAATAAATTGGTGAATAAGTATTTAAAAGCCATGGACTTCTTTGTCAACTTTAACTTGAATGAAAACTTTGAAGAAACAATCAAGTCACGACACCGTGATGAGTTTAGTTACTCTAATTTTTCAGAAGGTGAAAAGATGCGTATTGACTTGGCTTTGTTGTTCACATGGCGACAAATTGCTAAGATGAAAAACTCAACAAATACCAACTTGTTGATTCTGGATGAAGTATTTGATTCCAGTTTAGATGGTGTTGGTACGGATGAATTTTTAAAATTGATTCATGACATGGGCAGCGAAACAAATATTTTTGTTATCAGCCATAAAGGTGACCAACTTTTTGATAAGTTTAGGTCCATTGTTAAATTTGAAAAGAAGAATAACTTCTCACAGGTGACTAAATGAGTGAAATAAAACCAATTGATGGTGTCTTTAAATTTGACACTTCTGATGTATTAAAGGGTGATGTAAATCCTAAAATCGAAACGATTGAAACTTTTGATTTAGTATCTCCTGATGATCCGATTCTACGTGAGGTTATGCCGCATTTTGATTTCGATAATGCAATCATTAATCCAAATGATTTTGCATCTTCATTAGTTGAAACTTGTAAGAAGAATAGTGGTATCGGATTATCTGCAAACCAATGTGGTTTTCCATATCGTGTTTTTGTGATGGGTTCTGGTGATAATTATGTTGCTCACTTTAATCCTGAAGTAATTGAATCTTCGGGAGAATCCCATATGATGGAAGGTTGTTTATCTTTTCCATTATTAGGATTGCGTGTTACTCGTCCTGCTGAAATTGTGGTAAAATACCAAGACTTTAATGGTAAAGAACATACTGCAAAATATGTTGGCATTTCTGCTCGTTGTTTCTTGCATGAGCTTGACCACATGAACGGAATAGTATATACTGACCGTGTAAAACCATTGGCTCTCAAATCTGGTTTAGATAAACGAAACAAAATGATTAAGAAAATGGCTCAATATCAAGCACTAATGATGAAACAGGCAAAACAAAAAAATGGCAAAAACTCCGCTAGAGTTCGTTGAGAAACAATGGGTTGAATGGCAGGAAATCAATCCTGGCCATGAACATATTGATGAAGAACAACTAAAGAAAACACTTATTGAAGATTTAACTTATGCATCCTCAATGGATGTTAGAGAATACACTTTGTACCAAAAATGGTGTGAAGTCAAAGAACGTTATCCCGTAAAAGATGTATCTACATTGTGGGGTGATGAAGTACACATGGTTAATAAAGAACAAGAAAAGTTAATTCAAAAAGTTAAAAACAACTTTTGGGTTCCTAGTTCTCCAGATGATTATGAAAAGTTAGAACCTATTATGCAGTTACATAATGGTGATTTGGCTGAAACATGGAATGCCATTCGTACATTCTCGTCTACCATGAAAAACAATTCTAACATTGGTCGTAATCTATTTTACACCGTTGTTGATGGTAGGTCTGGTAAGTATCTTGGTGTTATTTGCATTTCATCCGACTTCTTAGACTTGACACCACGTGACAATGCTATCGGTTGGTCTAGAGATGTTAAGACACAACAAGGCATGATTAATCACACAGCAATTGGTTCTACGATTGTGCCCCTACAACCACTTGGTTATAATTACATGGGCGGCAAGTTGTTGGCTTTGTTGTGTTTGTCTGATACAGTTCAACTAGATTGGAAAGTTCGTTATGGAGACACTCTTGTCGGCGTTACTACAACGTCACTCTATGGAAAGACCAAAGCCAATGGGCTTTCTCAATATGATGGTTTGGAACATTGGCAGAAAATGGGATTCTCTAGTGGTTCTGTTGCGTTTGAGCCTAAGCGTTCTACTTCTAACATGGTTTACAAATGGATCAAAGAAAATCATACGAGAAAATACTTTGAATGGTGGGAAGCAACCAACACACAAGGACTTCCACTAAAGCGTGACCACAAGAATCGTTCATTGAATTTTGCTTATGGCAAACTAAAAATTCCAAAAGAGTTGATTCGTACCGAACACCAACGTGGAATTTATTTCTCTCCTTTGTATAATAACACAAATGAATTTCTCCGCAAAGAAATTGGTGACAAAGATTTGGTTAAATCATTTGATACATCCGAGGAAGCACTCACAAACATTTGGAAAAGTAAGTATGCCAAACCTAGGATTCGGCAACTACAAAAGAAAAACCAGGTTTCATATGAATCTTTATTCTATGATGACCTGATTTATTTGTCCTGGGATGAAACCAAGGCCAAATACCTACCACAAGTTGGTAGATAACCACAAGTATACCACAAATATGCTTGACAAGTGACATACATAAGTGTATGATGTTGATTCTCTCGCAATGAGAGTTTTTTTAAATTATTAGGAGTCTATATTATGAGCAATCTATCCGCAAAAACCCGTATTCTTAACGCCTTGAAGCAAACTGAAGGTTACAACACTTTCACCGTTAAGTCTGCACAACGCCGTTTCGGAATCAAGAACGTTTCTGCACGTATCGATGAACTTCGTCAAGAAGGTCATTGCATTTATACAAACACAAAGACTGTTAACGGCAAGAAAATCAATGTTTATCGTCTTGGTACACCAACTAAATCTTTGGTTCGTACCGCATTGGCAGCTGGTGCTTCTTTGACTGCTTAATTGACACACGGAACCCTTCGGGGTTCCTATTTTTTATTAACTTGGAGTTCACATGGAAATTTCAATCAAAACAGAAGAACTAAGAAAGTATAGTATCTTCGTTGCCACCCCAATGTACGGTGGTATGAATCACGGTCTATACATGAAAGCATGTTTGGACTTGCAAGGACTTTGTATGCAATATGGCATTCAGGTCAAATTCTCATTCTTGTTCAATGAATCACTAATTACACGTGCTCGTAACTATTTGGTTGATGAATTTATTCACCGTTCCGAATGTACACACTTATTGTTCATTGACTCAGACATTAACTTTAATCCACAAGATGTTATCGCAATGTTGGCTTTGGATAAAGATGTTATCGGTGGTCCTTATCCTAAGAAAGCAATCAAGTGGCGTTCTGCCGTTAAAGCTATGGAAAAGAATCCAAATATTGATCCACAAACTCTCGAAAAGGTTGTTGGTGACTTTGTTTTCAATCCAGTTAAAGGTACTGCACAGTTTAACGTGACAGAACCATTGGATGTATTAGAAATTGGTACTGGTTTCATGATGGTTAAACGTGATGTTTTCACCAAAATGGAAGAAGCATATCCAATGATTCGTTATCGTCCAGACCACGTTGGCCAAGCCAACTTTGATGGTTCTCGTTATATTCACGCATTCTTTGATACCGTGATTGATACTAAAGACTCTATCACAGGTGGTGGTTCAGACCGTTATCTGTCAGAAGATTATATGTTCTGTCAAATGTGGCGTAAATTGGGTGGAGAAATCTACTTGTGTCCATGGATGAGAACTGCACACATTGGTACATATCACTTCCACGGAGATATGCCAGCTGTTGCTAATTTCGTTGGAGAAATGTAAAATGACAACAACAGGATACCGCAACAGTGATGATGATGTTTCTTCACCTATCGATGTTCCTGTTTCCGTCACGGCACAGGTTCAAGAACTTGGCCGCAAATTTGATGGTGGCAAACTAGAATATGGTTTGTTGCCACCATTTGCTTTAGATGAAGTCGTAAAGGTTCTCACCTTTGGTGCACAGAAATATGAACGAGATAACTGGCAAAAAGTTCCAGATTCTAAACGTAGATATTTTGACGCATTACAAAGACATGTGTGGGCTTGGAAACGTGGCGAACAAGATGATCCAGAATCTGGTATTCATCACTTGGCACATGCTATGTGCTGCTTGATGTTTCTTTATGAACATGATACAATCTATTCCAAAGAAACTTTACATAATGAGGAAAACAAATGAAACTATCTACTGAAACACTTACCGTATTGAAGAATTTCTCTACGATTAATCAAAACCTTGAATTCAAACAAGGTAATAAATTGACAACAATTTCTGCTGGTAAATCTGTCTTGGCGCAAGCTCTTCTCAAAGATGAATTTCCACAAGACTTTTGTGTCTATGATTTGAACCAGTTCTTGTTGGTTCACTCTATGTTCAAGGGTGATGTTGACCTTGAATTTGATGCATCTAATATTACATTCCAAGGTGGTCGTAGTAAGACCAAGTATCGCATGGCATCTAAAGATACCATCGTTGTTCCTCCAGAAAAAGAAATCAAGTTGGCTGTGATTGATTATTCTTTCACGTTGTCTGATGTTGACTATGCAGAAATCATGCGTTCTGCTGCAATTCTATCGTCACCTAATATTGCATTGAAGTCTGATGGTGAGACTGTTGACCTTGTTGCATATGATGCCAAGGATGATTCACAACACACCAGTTCCATCAAGGTTGGTGATGGTAATGGTAAATCTTTCAACCTTGTGTTTAAGACCGAAAACTTGAAGATGATTCAAGGAACATATGATGTTCAAATCTCTTTCAAAGGTTTGGCTAACTTCAAAAACACTAAAGAAGAAATTCAATACTGGATTGCAATTGAATCTAAAGAAAGTACCTTCTAAATATGACTAACCAAGTTCAAACATTATATGGCACCTTTGATGAGAAACAATTAAGAGCTCTCAAGGGTTACATTGAAGAAATTGTGGTATGCATGTCACGAGCAAAAGCAACATCACAATCTATGGCTGACATGGTAAGTCTTGCCCATGACGAATTAAAAATCCCTAAGAAGATTATCAAACGCATGGCCAAGGTTCAATATAACCAGTCACTGCAAGAAGAAGTTGCAGAATTTAAAGAGTTTGAGGCTCTTTTGGAGAGTATTAAAGATGTTAAGTAAACTATTTGGTCTATTCAAGTCTAAACCTGTAGAAAAACAACCAGAACCTATCGTAGAAACTGCACCTTTGGTTCAGTTGGGTCCTGAAAAAACTGAAGTTCTTACAAAGACAGAAGTTATTGAATCACCAACACCACAACAACTTGAAGATGCTTTTAAAGAAGAAGAATTGGTTGGGAATCCAATTCCTATGCCAGGAACCATTGGTAGTGCTACTATTAAATTTGTTGAAGAACCAAAGTATGAAAAAGACGATGGTGCTTTGACTGATACACAAGTTGAACAAGTCGCTGAAACAGTAAAACCTGTTGCAAAGAAACGTACACCACGTAAAACTGTTGCAAAAGCACCTGCAAAGAAGGTCACTAAAAATGGAAAAAGCAACTCGTAGGTCTTTTGCCAAAACATTAGGCCTTGCTGGCCTACTTGTTGCTGGTATTGAAGGTTACAAGGAAGTGAAAGAACGTATTGTATATAAACAAGACGAGATTCCTTCCGAAGAACTACAAAAACAGATTGATAGTAAACCTGTGTTGCAATTGAGTGCAACATACGGTAAAGAAATGCCACCACAGAAATACCTTGGAACAAACATGTATGTTATATCGGGTATAGGCCCAAGATACAAACCTGGTACAGAGAAAAAAGTCCAGGTGAATATTGTTCCTGGTCCTGATGGTAAGTTATACGTCAAAGAACTTGACCAATGGCGTAGAATCTGATACAATGAATTTGGAAGTTACAACTTCCAATATCAAAGGACTATACCCCTTTGATTTTTTAAACGTAACGTTAACCAAAGGAGAAAAAATGTTACATAAAATTATAGATATTGTTGATAAAAATCCAAAACTTACACCTAAAAAATTAAGTTATTAT